GGCATTCAAATCGGTCCCGGCGGCGTTCGCATCGATGACGGCTCTCGCGGGCGCGGGCGCGGGGACGGTCGCGGGCGTGGTCGCGGGCGCGGAGTGAACTGCGCCGAGTTGCGGGCCGCGTGCATGCAGAAAGAGCGTCTCGGTGAACAGGGGCAAGGCAACTGCCGCCGCTATCGTTCGCTGTGCCAGTAAGCGCGTGACCCCACGCCAGCGCAACGATATGTGGGCGGTCATCATGATCACCACGACCGTGGCGCTGGTGATCCTGCTGGCCTACGTACTGAGCGCGCGGTGAGCGAAGAAATTCTCGCCCTCGTCACACGACAAGCGTAAACGAAGACCGCGCAATCTCGCGCAACACAATGGGAGAAAACAAGATGTCTCGACTTGCACTCTGTTTGGTCCTTCAAGAACTCAGTGGCGGTAGCGGTAGCCTCCCCGGCATCGACAACTCGTTGCCCGGTCAGCAGCCGGGCGGCATCTGGGGCGGCGGCAACGTGCCGATGCCGACGCCGCCGATCTATGTACCGTCACCGATCCCGGGCGTGCCGACGCATCCGATCTACAACCCGCCGGGCGTCTGGGTACCCGTCTTCCCGACCCATCCGATCGCGCCGGGTGGCTCGCAGCCGGGTATCGACAACACCCTGCCGGGCGGCCAGCCGTATCCCGATCAGGGTCTGCCGGGCTCGCAGCCGCGACCCGACCAAGGTCTTCCGGGCAATCAACCCGGCATCGACAACAGTCTGCCGGGCGGACAGGGCGGACGTCCGTCGCATCCGATCGCGGGTCCGCACTGGGTCTGGTCGCCGGTCTACGGCTGGGTGCTCGATCCGAGCTACGGCATGGGCGGCAAGCCGGGCAGTGGCCGTCCCGACAACACGCTGCCGGGTCCGCAGCCGGGCATCGACAACACGTTGCCGGGCAGCCAGCCCGAGGTCGACAACGAGCTGCCTGAGACAGCGCAGCCGAAGTAAACAAAAACAGTAACGCGTGATTTCGCCGTTGCCCGACCATGTTCTGAAGTGGATCGTGGTCGGGCTGGCGATCTTCATCTTCGTCTTTTCCATTTACATTTTTGTCTTCTGACGCGGCCTAGCCCCAAGCGTGGTCTCGCTGTCAACAGTTGGGTATGGCGCAACGGAGAGTGGCGCCGCGATTGGCCGTGCCAGTAGTCTCTCCAAGTTCTGCTGGCTCATAACAGCGCGGGTTGAAAAGCCAATCGGTACAGGGCAGCCGTCCGCGTAGCCTTCGGAGGATGCAAATGGATGTGCTCGACGAGGCCAACTACAAATCCATGAACGCACCGCAGCTCATTGCCGAGCTGGAGCGGCTCGCGCGTTTCCCGCATCACTACGACAACGTCATCAAACGCAAGGCCTGCATCGCCACCGAGCTGGCGCTGAAGGTCAACGCGCCGACGGTGCCGACCTCGATCATCGTTCTCGAAACCGACTGACGGAGACCATCATGACGCTGCAAATCGTAAACGGCCCGATGTTTCAGCCGGGCGAGTCCCTTTCGGATGGGATCGACATTTCGGCGGGCGACATCGTTCGCATCACCTGTCCCGGCCAGTGGACCAACGCCAACCTGACTTTCCAGATCAGCACCGACGGCGCGAGCGGCTACAACGATCTCTACGATGCCTTCGGCAATGAGATCACCATCGTCGTACGCGCCGACAATTCCGCGATCATCGTGCGCGACGACTGGAGCAGGCACATCAACTTCCTCAAGTTCAGGTCCGGTACCAGCGAGCATCCGGTGCCGCAGAAGAACGGCGCGCTGTTCGCCGTCGCCATCGAGGTCCCTGACGCGCCGACAGGCGCGAGCCAACCGTAAACGCCAACCCCAAACCGAAAGGGCTAAGCCATGACTGCACAGCTCGAAGACCGGGTCATCGACCTTGGCCTCAACGTGCTCGATGCCGAGAGTACCGCGATCTACATCGTCTCGTCGGCGACCGAGCCGACGACCTATGCGCTGGCGACGTCAGGCGCGGGCTCGCTCGGCTTCAAGTCGTTCGGCGCGGGCGCGGTGTTCGGCACGCCATCGGCTGCCGCCGACACCAACGGCCGACGCGTCACGTCGAACGCTGTGACGGACGGCACCATCGTGACCGGCGGCACGGCGGCATGGTGGGCGATCGTCGCGGCAGCCTCCTCGCTGCATGCCCACGGTTCGCTGGCGGCCAACCAAGTGGTCACGGCGGGCAACACCTTCACGCTGGCGGCCTTTGACATTACGGCGCGCGCGCGATGACCGACAATGATCTGAAGAATGGTCCGGTCGAGCTTGGCGCGCCTGTCCTGACCGTCAACCCGCCCGCGAAGCCGAAAGAGAAGGCCGAGCAGGACAAGCAACCTCCAGCAACGGACAGGCAGGATGACGCGGCGTCCCATCAAGACGACGGCTAACTACAAATACGGCACGATCTCCTACTACGAGGACGACGTCTGGATCGGGCGCAGTCTTGGCCTGTACGGCGAATACTCCGACTATGAGGTCGAGGTGTTCAAGAAGTGCCTGCGGCCCGGCGACGTGGCGCTGGAGCTGGGCGCCAATATCGGTTCGCTTACGGTGCCTATGGCGCAGATTGTCGGTCAGACCGGCAAGGTGATCGCATTCGAGCCCGGCTTCGATACGCTGTATCTGCTGCGCAAGAACGTCGAAGCGAACGGCCTCGACGGCATCGTCGACATCGTCCCGCTGGCGGCCTCCGACAAGCCGGAGAAGCTGCCGATCGTCTACAACCCGAACCCGAATTATCCGAAGGTCAAGCTCGGCGACAATCCGCACACCAAAGGCTGCAAGGCCGACGACTTCATCCGGGCGATCACCGTCGACAGTCTCAGGCTGCCCCGGCTCGACTTCGCCAAGATCGACGTCGATGGCTGCGAGCAGTATGCGCTGGAGGGGATGCGCGAGACCATCGCGCGCTGCCGTCCGATCATTTTCATCGAGAACGAGATTCCCGACAAGGCCGAGAAGCTGACCGCGACCATTATCGAGCAGGGCTATCGCGGCTACTGGTATCGGCCGCCGCTGTTTCGCGTCGACAATTATACGGGTGTCGCCAAGAACATCTTCCCCGGCACCGTGGCGCTGATGCAGCTCTACATTCCCGAGGAAGAGAACCTCGTGGTCAAGGGCTGCGACGAGGTCTGCGATATCCGAACCGACGATCCCGATGACCCGGACCTGTTCAACCGCGAGATCGCGCGCTACGCCCGCATCAGCGCGCGCTATCCCGACAAGCTCGATGTGCGGCTGATGCAGGCGCACTTCCTCAACCTGATGGGGCGGGTCGACGAGTGCGCCGCGCTGATCCGCGAAAACCTCGAACGCGATCCCAAGCATGTGCAAACGCTGGCGATCGAGGGCCTGCACATGTTGCAGGCGGGCAATTACAAGGAAGGCTGGCAGCGCTATGAGCTGCGCTATCAGCAAGCCAACCCGGCGCAGTTCGGCGGCCACCGCAAGCCGCGCCATCTGGCGCAATGGGATGGTTCGCCGACCGACGCGCCATTGCTGATCTGGTCCGAGCAGGGCTTCGGCGATACCGCGATGTTCGTGCGCTACTACAAATACGTTCTCGAACGCGCGCCGAACGCCATCCTTGAAGTGCAGCCGGAGATTTACGAGCTGATCGAGGGTTCGAAGATCGCCAAGCCGGGCACGCTGTTCAGGCTCGGCCGCGAGCTGCCTGATCTGTACGGGCTGCAGTGCTCGATCCCGTCGCTGCCTGCCGCGCTTGGGGATGACGGCTCGATGATCCCGGTCGACGGGCCGTACCTGTTCGCCGATCCGGTACTGACAGCCAAATGGCGCAGCATCGTCGGCGATCGATTGATCGGCGTGTGCTGGCAGGGCTCCCCGCGCTCCGAGCGCCCGTACACGCGCGACTTGCCGGTCGAATTCCTGCGCGAGCTGGACCGGCAAGTCGGGCCGTTCTTTTCGCTGAATGATGGCGGGCAGTTCGACAGCTACGCATCAACGGCGGCGGCGATCATGGCGCTCGATCTCGTCATCACGGTGGATACGTCCGTGGCGCATGTCGCGGGCGCACTCGGCAAGGAGGTCTGGCTGCTGCTGGCGTTCGATCCGGATTTCCGCTGGGGGCTGCAGGGCAGTTCGACGGCTTGGTATCCGTCGATGCGAATCTTCCGGCAACCGAAACTGCGCGACTGGCGCAGCGTGATCGATGAGGTCGGCCGGGCGCTGGAGCAGCGGCAAGCGAGCGTGCCGGTCACTAAAGTCGCCTGACGTGACGACCTTCAACCCGTTGATGGAGTGTTGAATGGCACTCGCGATTGACGGCGTAGTAACCGCAGCAGGTGTATTCGGCGGCAATCCCGCCAACACCGTAGTGATGCCCGGCCTGACGACGACGCAGGCTGGCGACATCATTATTCTGACCGTCTCCAATATGGGGGCGGGAGTTGCGAGCGTTACCGGCACGACGCTCGGATCATTTACGCGTATCGGAACGTCGTCGGCAGCCACTCCGCCCGTCTTGGACACTTGGGCTTGTTTTGCGCCAGTCGCATTGACAGGCGAAGTGGTCAGCGTCGTGCTGGTCAACAATTACGATCCATCCCTGTGCTTGTTCGGCGTCAGCGGATCGAACCAGACCAGCCTGACCGGCGCGTTTGAGCCGTTCATCGGCAACGAACTGGGTTATGGCAGCACCACGCTGCCGCAGAATTACACGACGACCAATCCCAATACGATGGTCATCGGCGCGTCGATGAACGGGTTCGGGGTGGTACCGAGCAGCGCCGGTAGCGGGTTTGCGTTTGTCTCCACGACGACAGCTCGGCTGTCGACGCAGTATAAGGTTCTCAGCTCTACCGCGACCGAGGCGATTACCACAAACGACCCCGGTGCCGCCGCCTCGATGGTGGGCTTCGCCGTCATTCAGCGCGCGCCCGGCACGACATGGAACGCCGCCGACAAGGGCAGCAACATCGGCCTGACTGGTGGCGGGTTGATCGCCAGCGCCACCGGCAGCGGTACGCCATCGTCACAGTATGTCGTCGCGACGACCAGCAAATCCGGCTCTGGTAAATGGGTGTTTGAATTTACCGGAGACCTGAGAGACGGCTCTCCGGGCTATCATCAATATGGATTGGTAACGACGGGCCGTACAAGCCTCGACGGCAACGACACCACATCCGTTTTGATGTACTACGGTGGCGACCAATACTTCGTAAGGCACAACGGTTCGGCCGGGGGTTCGTGGGGCGGCAACGATTATCCGATGTCGGCTAATCCGTCTTGCATCCCTGACGGCACCGATGTCGTCCAGATTTTCTTGGACCTCGACAACAACAAGCTTTACGTCAAGCTCAATGGCGTCACGCTCATCAATAGCGTCAGTTACCCGACACGCGCAGATATCGCGGCTGGGACCGGCGGCGTCAACATCTCGTCCGGCAAGACGTGGCTTCCACTCCTCGTTCTCAACAGCACTGGTGGCGGTTCGGTAACGCTCAACCCGACGCCAACTGGGCTGCCTGCGGGCTGGTCGGCATGGGACGCACCGGCTGGGATCACGCTCACCGCGAGCGCGCTGACCAACACCGCACCGATGCTGGGTGCGCCTGCGCTGTCTATCAACGCGGCTGGGATCGCGCTTGACGGCACGGCGCACGCCAATTTCAACGGCTCTAGCGGGACGGCGTCGCTAACGACGACGCAATCCAACGATTATATCATCGTCCATGTCCTGACCAATGGCGGGCCGCTGACTTCGGCCTCCGGCTCGACGCTCGGATCGTTCACTAAAATTGCCGAGGCCCGCCGCGATGTCGGCGGCAATGACGGGTTTAGGGATGAACTCTGGGCGAAGTTTTCCGCCGCGCCACTCACGTCTCAAGTTATTACGGTTACGCCAACTTCAAGCGCGTACACCACGATCGATGCCTGCGGCGTCAGCGGGTCGGGCCAGACCTCGCTGGTGTGGGACACCAACAGTCCGGTCATATTTGAAGGCCTGAAATTCAGCGGTGAGACGGTTTCTATTACGACCGTCGCCGCCAAGACTATTGTTCTGGCCTATTTTGGCCTGCCGTCTGATGAGACCGGCAGCGCCGGTACCGGGTTTACGCTGCTGCCGGGCAGCGGCAACCATTACGTCATCGGCGAATACGCCATCCAGACCACCGCGCAGACCGTCAATGCTTCCTGTAATCGGGCGTCGCGCGGCACCATCATCGTCGCGATCCCGGAGGCGGCACCACCAAATCTTGAACCGCTTCACCTCCACGACCGCGTGCTCGACTACGGCCTCGACGCTTTCCTCACCGCCAACAAGATCGTGGTCTGCTCGGATTTGCCGACGACCTACACCGAGGCCAACAGCACGTTCAAGATCGGGGAGAAAGAGTTTGCGTCGGGCGGCGGCGGCGCGAGCACGACGTGGAATCCGGCAGACAAGAGTAGCGCGAACGTCGCGCTTTCCGGCGGCAATCTCGTTGCCACCATCGGATCATCGACATTCTACGAATACGCCCGCACGACCACCGCCAAGAGCAGCGGCAAGTGGGTGTTCGAAATTCACTGCAGCCACGATCAGGCGGTGGGTCTGACGCAGTCTGGCGTCGTTCCTGATTACGGGCAGAACGGTTCGAAAGAGGAATACTGTTTTGTCCCGCAAGGCAGCTACACGCTG